ACCGTTGAATGATGTCCCCACGTTTGTTGACTGGCACTGAGCCGTCAATGATTTCGCTATCAATTTTGTTTTTGTCTAGGTACGTTTTAAGTATCTCGATGGTGTGTGAGAACGGTACGAACACCAACACTTTGTGACTGGCTTCTTCGATAACTTCCAGAACTGCGGCAAGCCTGTTCTTTACATCGAACTCCACAACCTCTCGATTGGTTGTGTACACAGCCCCACCTGCGATCTGAAGCAGTTTGTTAACTTGTACGGCTGCGTTGATAGCCGTTATTTCTTCACCGTCGGCTTCGATTAACATTTCCTTGCGGAGCTTCTCGTAGTACTTCAGTTGTTGTGCGCTCATCGGCGCTTCTCGATCAAGATGCGTAACCGGAGGTAGGTCAAGGCAGTCGGCTTTCTCAAACCGAATGGCTGGTTGCAGAACTTTATGCACCACATCCTTTGCCTCGCTACGGGGAATCCAACGATGCTCGCGGACCATAATCATCACTTGGTCTCTAAACAAGCTAAAGAACTTAGGTACGTTGTCGGGGTTGACTAACTTTGCCAAGCCGTAGGCGTCAGTTGGTGACTGAGCCGCTGGTGTACCTGTTAGCATCCACAAACCTTTGACGTGCTTGCCTATGTCCCGCATAGTTTTCCATCGGTCGGTCTGGGCGTTTTTGTATGCTGACGCTTCATCGATAACGACCAAGTCAAAACCACCGTTGATGATTTCGTTCTTGACAATCTGCACACCATCAAAGTTGATGATGACGTACTCGGCACCGGCTTCAATAATCTCTTTGCGTTTACGGGCAGAGCCGTAAGCTATTGATACACGTCGGTGTAGTGCGAACTTGAAAAGGTCTGCTTGCCATGCTGACTGCATGATGGACAACGGGCACACGATCAGAACTCGACTTATCGCACCACGCTTCATGAGGTAGTCGGTCGCCCAGATAACTGATGCCGTCTTACCTGTACCTTGCTCGTTGAAACAAAACGCTTTACGTCTAGGCACCAAGAATTTGCATGTCTCTACTTGGTGTTGGAATGGGGTAAACCCATGCGGCCTCGGCCAATCATATTCTTCTAACGTCATCTGATCTCCAAAAAATTTATGCCGGTCTTTCCCGGCTGTCCGTCAAACCGTCCCTAAGAGATTCCGAAAGGTCAGGGTATTTGACTGATGCGGTTATTGGGCAGTGTCAATCGGCCCGTGCACTCTAGGCTATCACTCGCACCTTACTTCGCCAAAATCATACGTTCTTCTTGACCGAACCATCCTTATTACGGGGGAATGATCGGTTGTTTTTGCTACTAACCACGCGCAGGTTTTTCTTCCCGTTCTTGCCGCCTTTTGATAGCGGCTTCTTGTGGTCGATGTCTTTACCTTCACGCTTATCAGCTTTGCCGTTACCGTTCTCGTCGGCACCGGTTTGATCCATAGCGTATCTAGCACGGGCACGGGCGTTACGGTTAGCGAACTCGTCTCTAGCCTTTTGCTGTTGATACTCTTTCTTGTAAGGGCGTGGTTTGTTTACGTAGGGCATTTTTAGCTCCTGTTATGCTCGCATTGCTTAACCGCACAGAACCGGCAAAGTGGGCCAGTAATGGCGTTCCAGACGTTATTTTCCATCGCAATATCCAGCCGTGCAAGTGATTGTCTGGGCTTTTTCAGATACTCTTCAACGCCGTCGGCTTCGTGCTCGGCCTTGAGAAACTCGTTACTAACCACAAACAACAAGCCAGACTTGATACGTTGCACTTCAGGGAAGTACTTGAATATCGCCGTAGCCACAAGGTCTAACTGTGACGTATCCGCGTAACGGGCATTTTTGCCTGTCTTGTAGTCCACAGAATACGCCAGCCCCTTTTCCTTGTTGACGATGACCAAGTCGGCGATGCCCCTCCACCAAACATTTCTGGCAAAGAAGTCACACGGCTCCAAGTCTTCAGTCAGCCCCATTTTCATCTCGCAGTGCTTCTCGCCGGGGATAGCCTTCAGTTGCTCAAGTGGGGGGCGCAGAAAAGCAAACTTTTCAGGGATTGGCTCGTCGTCACGAATGAACTTCTCCGCCGCTTCGTGCACCATCGTGCCGTAAAGCATAGCTTCGGTCTCAGGCTCTTTAACATCCTTGGCTACCCGCGTGTGGTAGTACTTGCGGGGGCATTGCTCAAATGTTTTGAGGCTACTGAAAGACCAAGCAGTCATGTGCGTACCTTTGATTCCATCTCGGTGATAGCGTTTAGTGTCAGCTTAGTTTCGACCATTGCAGTTAGTGCCGCTTCTCTAGCACGAGCAAAGTCTCTATGCAACATGGCGTCATGCAGTTCTTTCAAAGCCTTCTCTGCCATCATGCAGGGATATGCGTAATCAATCATTAGTTCTCCGTCAACAATCGCCATAACTTTTGCCATAGCCAGCTTCACAGTTTAGGGGTAAATCGGACGCCCATTCAGGACGTAGCTTCATACACATCTCGACGTATTCCAAGGCTCGGTCAGCCTCGTCTTTTGGTGCCACGCAAGCGATAGCATCGTGCACCGTCATAACCACTTTGTACTTCTTGGCTACGAATAACATCTGGTAACCGATAACAATACGAGCAAGTGCTTGGCAGACATTCTCAGTTACCTTACCGCCGTAGATGCGAGTATCAATAATAGCGCGTCCACGCTTTGTGTTGTAGACCATTTCGGTCTTACCATCGGTTTGTTTGTACCGCAAATTGGGGTATTTGATGTGTAGCCCGTTGGGTAGTTTTACGCCGTCTTTGCCATCTGCTAAAAGCACCCCATTACGCCCAAAGGCGAACAATTGGTTGTTCATAATAGCTTCGAGGGCTATCCCTGCAGTCCGCCAAAACTCGGGTATTTTGGGGTACGTTTCACGGTAGGTGCGGATGATGTGGCGGGATTCGTCTTCACTAATCGTAACACCAAATGTTTTTAGCTGATCGCGGAACCGCACCGGCCCCATGCCGTAGCCAGCGCCAAGAATCGTAGTCTTACCCACGAACCGCTCGTCTTTCGTCACGTCACCGACAGACTTACCGTATATGGCAGAAGCCATAATCTTGTAGACATCCTGACCAGCGTCAAACGCCGCAACAAGATCGTCCTGCTCAGCCAGCCACGCAACGGTTCGGGCTTCAATTTGGCTTGAGTCGGAGTCGAGAATAACGTACCCCTCTGGCGGGATAATTGCGTGTTTCAGGGTTGAGATGCGCGGCAGGTTTTGCAGATTGAGTTTGTCGTCGCCGCCCCACCTGCCTGTGTGTGCCGCATAGTATCTCAACGGTACGGGCAACGGACCCCGCTGTGAGATACCGAGAAACCTCTCCGTGCGCGTCTCTTCGAGCGTGGACTTTGCGCCTAGCCGTGCGGATACTAAAGCCCCCACTTGTGGTATTGGGTAGTCCAACAACGCTTTGAACGCTTCGTCAGTCTTAGAGAAGGCATAAGTCTCTCTACCCGTAACGGGACTTATCTTCGTCGGGGGTTCAACACCAAACTGCCTAAGAACGTCCGCAAACTTTGGGTTACTCATCAGGGTCTCTCTGTCGTACATACCCAATGTCTGTTGTTTTACAGCTTTTACTTGACCCAAATGATGTTTGAGCTTGTCGGCGTCTAACTGCAACACCGGCTCCGAAAACATTTTGATCGTCAGGTCAATCAGCTTTAACTCTGCGCTAGGTAACTGGTGCGACATCGAGGCAAATAATTTGTACGTAAGCGCAACGTCATTGCGGCAGTACTCACCGTACCGCGCCAAATGTTCATGGCTGAAATCCTCTCGGCGAAACCCAAGTGCGTTTTCCACTTCGGTGCCTTTAACGCCCAACTGGTAATGCTCGGCTAACACCTTGAGGCTACCACCTACCTCAGTACCGTGCAGGGCTCGACCCATGCTCAGAGTGTCCAACCAACCTTTGGGCTTTATGCCGTAGTGCCAAGTGAGAATGGCGGCATCAAACATGGCGTTGTGCGCTAGCGCAAGGTTCTTCTCAAATTCAAACTTCTGTAAGAACTGCAAGGTTTCTTCGTCGCTGCCACTGAACCATTCAGGCTCACCGTCGTCTACTTGCACCGCTACGCCAACGACTTGAAATTCGTCACCACGAACATACTCTTCCGTGGTCATCTTACTCAGGCTGTACGTGCGCGAATAAAAAGTTTCAAAGTCAATCGTTACTATTTGCATTTTTCATCATCCCTAACAAAGTCTCTAACGACTCTAACCCTGTTTCGTTTATGACTGCCGTTACACCGCCAGCCGCTTCAATATCTCTCATGTTCTTCAGTTGCAACGCAGTCGGCTTGCCCTTACCGGCCTTGGCTTCGATGCCCAAGAACCGCCCGTTTATGCAACACAAAAAATCTGGAACCCCGCTATTGCCGTACATTGTACCGATTGGCATGGCGTAGTACACGCCGTGCTTTTGCAGAAGCGCTTTGATCCTCGCCTTGACTTTAGCTTCTGGGGTTGCCGCCATTCGGACACTTTAACACAACTTTATACTTTGTCAACACACAGGCGAAAAAAAAGCCACCCGAAGGTGGCTAGTACTTACCCTAACATGTTAGGGGTTACGCTCTCATTGCTTTGGCTAGTTCAGTTGAGTACCATGCCATCTTGCCTGCGTCTTCTGACGCATTGCTTTTCGCACCGAGTCGGCTTGCATACTTGAGCACGTTACCGCGCAAGTACCCGATGTACTCGTCTTTGTCCAGCTTGGCTTTGATGAAGTCAATCGTCTCGATGCCACCGACCTTGTAGTGCGGTGGGTGGTTGACCATATCTGATACTGACGTACCGTTAGCGCCAGCGTCGAGCTTGGCTAATACAGTCTTTATAACCTCCTGCTTCTGCTTAGCTTTCTTCGCTTTCTTGACGTCGTACCGTACGGTGTACACCGATTGTAGGCTTACACCTAACTGCTCCGCTATAAACGTTGGGCGTGCAGTTGGGTGCTGTTTCATGTACGCACGGATTTTTCCAGCTACGCTGTTTGAGTGCTTTTTATTTGCCATAGTTACTTTCTCCTTGTTGTTTAACAAAATTGGTAAGAATTTCTCTCATCTTGGCCTGCTTAGTTTGCGGGTAGTGGTTGCTGAAGTAGTCCATAACATCCTTCGTCAACCGCAGGCTCGTGCAAATGAGTGCGGGTTTCTTACCGGGGCCCCGTCCTCTTCGCTTTGTTTCTTCTTCCATAGTCCTATCTCCTTTCAAAACGGTGCGTCGTCCATGTTCTCAATACGACGCTTTGTCATCGTGCGTAATCGTCTCTGCACCTCCTTCTCTGTCGGCAACGTCCTCGGAAAGGGCCAGTTGGCTGAGGGCGTAAATGTGTTCGAGTTTATGTCGTAGTCGCAAGGCTTCCGTGACTGCGATTTCGAGTCGTCTTTTGAGTGTGTGGTTTTCACGAATCATGTCTCCAAGTTGTAGGTCTAGTTCACGTTCTTCTTCAGTCATCTTCTATCTCCGTTGTAGGTAAGTCTGGTTTACGGTTTTGTACAGGCTTGTATATCTGTTCCGCCGTAGAAAACTTGTGCTCGCCAGAACATTCATAACGTCTGTATTTCCACGTATTAGTAGCGCTTACACGCTTGCGGACCTCTAAACACTTAGCCTGTCTCCCGCATTCGGGGCACGGGTAAAACGCTATACTGAGATTCTTCAAAATTACGCTCCAATAAAAATCCAACACAGGCCAGCTATAAAACCAGCACCGCCCAACAATACGGCTAAGACAATACCCTTCTTAACCAAGCGCCATAACTCTTCAAGTTTGTCTATGTCGCTTACGCCTCGACCAAGTGGCTCGGGTAAATCGTCGTTCATACTTGCACCTTCTCCTCTTTGCCGTCACGGTATTGCAACATGTTGCCGTTACGACTTGGGCACTTCATGTGGTCATCTGCGCCGTGTCTTACCGCCGGTGCGCTTAACTCTGCGGGGTGGTAGTTGTCGCCATTCATCGACGTATGTGTACGCTTCTGCGCTACGGCTAACTCTGCTTTCCAGCTATCCCATTCTGTTTTGGGTTTGAGTGTAAGTTTCAATCTATTCGTCATCATCTTCTCCTTCGCGTTCTATACGCATTATTTCAACATAAAGCATGTAAGACTCACACAACGCGGCTATAACACTTGCCATTTCTAACCCATGCGTGGCGCTGAGTTTAGATAGCGCATGCACCAGCACATTGATTTGTTCGTCCTTCTGCCCTGATATACCTAGTACAAGATTTACTTTGCGCTGAACAGACTCAAGTTCTTTCGCGTTTGGCATGCGGCTAGTACTCATACAGCTTCAGCTTTCTTTCGCGCTTTATAGCGCCTT